CAGGAATATCAACATCAAGATTTAATCCTCCACCACCAGAAGGTGAAGCAACAGGAAGATTGGATAATTGTTTTACAATTTTGATTATAACTTGACGAATTAATTTTGCAACCTCAAAACTTTCAGTGAATGATTTTTTAAGTGCTTCTAAATTATTTCTTACCTTATCAATATTTCTTTTATTTCCAAAGAAGTTTATAAAACCTAACGCAGTCTTATAAACATTTAAAAACTTACCAAGAATTCCAATTGGTTTTGCGTCATCTACTTGTTTCAATCTTCTTTGATAATCAGAAGAAAACCCTTGGAGTGTTTTATTAATTGTATTCGTTACATTATTATTAATATTTGTAGATATTGTGCTTACGATACTACCTGTTGCTGAAGGTGCTGGTCGAGCTCCTGTTCTTTGAAAACCTACAATTTTATTCGCAGCACCATTCACAACAGAAGCACCAACTACAGAACCACCTGAAATAAAGTTCTGTGCTGCTGCTTTATTTGTATTCTGTCTTCCTACTATTTTTTCTGGACTAAGAACAGAACTAACCATTTTGTTGTTGCTGCTGTTTTAATTTTTCTTCTTCAATATGTTGCTGTAAAAGTGCTAAGTAGATGTCCCTTTCCCAAGGAATCATTGCTTCTATCTCAGTTAATGAATATTTATGGAACTGCATTAAGGCAAAATTAATTCTAAAATATGACTCTAGTTCCATATGAGCCATACTCAACCGAAAAAAGATGTTAAACCCTCCAACGTCACATCACTTTCGACTTTAGTTTTTGGGTTTGTGACTTTCACAGTATGAGAAAGTCTAGGCATCGTATCAAAAAACTTTTCAATTTCCTTAAACTGATTTGGGGTTAAAGTTTCAATCCAATCAGTCAATTCTTTTTTGGTGGAATCCGCAGCGGACCAACTTTCCTCTGCGTTAAAAATAACATCAATACAAGAAGAGATTATATCAAAAGACCTTTCAATATTTGAAGAACTTTGATTTGAACTAAAATCAAAATTAGTTTTAATGAATTGGTCTAATGAAGGATACTTCATTCTTAAAACCAAATCAGTATCAAGTTGAATGTCTTTCTTATGTTCTGGGTCTTCTTCAACTTTAATTTGGTCTATAAACACAGTTACTGGAACTTGTGTTTCCCCATCATCACCACAAGTTATAATCAAGTCAAGACTTTCTCCAACTGACTTACCACGAACATTTAAGAAAATATACTCAATATCAAAAGTAGGTAGTTCTTCTACTTTAACACCTTTAGTTACAATACAATCTTTTAATACTTGCTTGATTGCATTTGTAATCTCTTTTGTGCTTTGACTCTCAAGAGCAAGAATCAATATCTTCTCTTCTTTGACTAGAAATGGTCTGTATTTAATTGTTTTTCCAGTTGATGGTAAAACCAATTCGTATTGTGGAGTTGAAATCTTAGGTAAAGGCATAATTTATTCAGTCATTAAATTTATTTATTTACGCAAATTGCCGTAATTCTTTTCCATTACATATCTTATGTACTGGAATGTGACTGTTGTTTTTACAATTTGACTTCCTTCATAAGTCAAAGGCATCGCAGTAATATTTGTTGGGAATGCTTCAAGCATTCTATAAGTTAATTGTGGTGAGAATTTTATCTTTTTGGGGTCATCACTATTGAAATTTCTCTCAAACTTTGTAAGTGATATAATTCTCTTATATTCATCTGGATATCTAAATCTAAAGAAATTTGTTTTGTCTTTTCCCAAATCATCCCCTTGTCCTATTGGACTTGGTGGTAATCGACCAGCATCATTATTATTATCACCATATAATGGATTGATATAATTCATCCATTCTTCAAAAAGACGAATTAAATTATATTCATTATCAACATAAAAGGTCATCGTGAATTCTGGGAAAAGTCTTCTCGTTGGAAATCTTTCAATTGTTCCCTGACGACTTCCCATCTCTTCAGTTACATCAAATTGAACTCCAGGAATAACTGCTTCCGCACAATAAAAATCATATACATAATTTTTTGTTTGATTTCCAGTAATAACATTAGAATCCCTCAACCATTTCATCAATCCACTTCCACCAGCATCAACATTTGTTAAATGTAATGATACTTTGAATTGACTAGTAAGAGATAGACTACCAAAAATATCTCTTGCTGAAGGCATCCCATTTGATGGGGAACCTTCAGTCATCTTAAGGTATAATGGTCCTATTTTTGGAAACCCTCTATCTGGAGTAGAAGCAGCCATCTATAAATATCTTAAGTGTTTATACTATGTATGCCTCGTAACGAAGATAGTAAATATAGACAGGGAAAATATAGACCACATAATCCACAAAAGTATGGTGGTGACCCCTCAAATATTGTGTATAGGTCTTCTTATGAATTGAAGTTTATGCAATATTGTGATTTGACTGAAAGTGTGAATTCTTGGAAAAGTGAAGAATTTTTTATTCCTTATCGTTCACCAATAGATAATAAGTATCATAGATACTTTCCTGACTTTTTTGTGAAATATAAAGACAAGGACGGAAATAATAGAACTCTTGTTGTTGAAATCAAACCAGCAAAAGATTTAAAAATGCCCGAAACAAACCCAAAACGAAGAACAAAGTCTTGGGCTTACTCGGTAAAAATGTGGGCAATCAATCAAGCAAAGTGGGAAGCTTGCCGTGAATATTGTAAAGATAGAGGTTGGGAATTCAAGGTGTTCACCGAACGTGAGTTGGGGATAAACGTAAAATGATTGCAGACGACATTAGAAAACAAGCAGGCAACAAATATCGTAGTAGTGATTGGTGGACCAATTCACTAATGAATGAACTGAGAAATCAACAAAAAAGAGATATTAATGAAGCAGATACTGGATTTATAAAACCAGGAGATTTGGTTTTCTTTTTATATTCCGCAAAGTATCCACAAAAATATGAATACTGGGATAAACATCCTTTGTCTTATATTTTAGACATTAGTTTCAATGAAGGTTGGTTTCTTGGAGCAAATCTTCATTATCTCAATCCACAATATCGTGGAGGTGTCGCACAATCCTTTCTAAATAAAGAAGGAGTTGTAAACGCACCCAAGAAAACTTTACACAAATACCTCTTCTCTGGGGTAATGACTGAATTCTTTAAAGTGCCTGAAAAAGAATGGAGAGAAGTATCATTACTTCCAACAGAGAAGTTTGTTGATAAAAGAGGTCAACCAGTATTTAAAACCAAAGTTTGGGACGCACCATAGATGGCATATGAGACAATAAAACCAGACCCATACTTTACCAAAACTGATAGTGTTGGTAAAAAAGAGTTTAAGCTTGAATATGACCCAGTAAATGGAAATGTTAATATGCCCGAAGATGCTGGTTTTTTATCTTTTGGAACAAACTCATTATTTTATAATGGAACATTCAATCAATCTATTTTGGATAGACTTGGAGTATCAGAACAAGAAAAAAATGCTTTGTATGCAAAAATACAAAATGATATTAGAACTACATGGACCAAAGCAGGAGGAACAGCAAATAAGAAAATATTACCATCTTGGGCGGATGCATCAAATCAAGGAAAAACACCACAAACAACTACTGCTCCAATTGCTGGAGCTCCAGTTGCAGGATTTGATTTACTTGGAGCTCTAACAAATGTATTAACACCTGGATTGCCAGGTATATCAGATTTAGATTTTTCAAGTACTAATGAAACGCAATTATTCAGTGGACCTGCAAATGCTGCTCTTTTAAAATATCCCCGTGATATTTTAGATAATCAACAGGACACATTACAAATTACAATGTATAACTACCAAGCACCTCTTGGTGATACATTCCTTCCAAAGGGTGGCATTATAGATAATGTAAAAATTTTTACAGACGGATTGCAAAGAAATAGTGCTCTAAAAAAACCTATAGGAATTGTAGTTTTACCAATTCCTTCTGGAATTCAAGATAATAATGCGATAAGTTGGGGTGATGATACGATGAACTCCATGAATGCTGGGGTTGCTGGTTATATGATTAATCAATCAGGACAGGGAATACTGGGACAAGCAGCTACAGGAGGACTAGCAACAGTAGCGAGCGCAGCAGGAGTAACTATATCACCCCAAATAGCTAATCAATTTTTAACATTATTAGCAGCTGGTGGCATAACTGCAGGTAATCCTTTATTAAAACCTGCTGTGGTTTCTGCATTATTGAAAAATGCTGGATATGAAGTTTCGGCAGAAACTATTTTAGCAAGAGGTGCTGGTATTGTTCCAAACTCAAATATGGAACTGCTATTTCAAGGTCCATCAATTCGTTCATTTGGGTTCAGTTGGCGTATGAGTCCAAGAAGTGAACTAGAAGCAAAAAATGTAAAAAGAATTATTCGTTTCTTTAAGCAAGGTAGTTCTCCAAGAAAAGTGAATTCTCAATCTGGTGCTGGTGCTCGTTCTCTTTTTCTTGGAACTCCAAATGTTTTTAAACTTTCATATAAAACAGGAAATGAAGAAATATCTGGGTTAAATAAATTTAAGATTTGTGCCCTTGTTAATATGAGTGTAGTTTATGCTCCTGATGGTCAATGGGCTTCTTATGATAAAGGACAACCAGTATCTCTTACTA